GCCAGATCTTGGATCTCCATTCCCTCCACCGAGCGCCTCACGGTACTCGCTGGAAGGTTCTGGGATTCTCTCCCGAATCTCAGAGGCTTCCCCAGGACGGACGTGCACCTCCAGCTCCGAGCAGGAGCTGGCCCATCGGGTAAGGCTAGAAAGCCCAAACCACTTCGAAAGTGGTTTGGCGAGCTTAACGCCTTTCCCGAGAGATCTGAAGCACGTCCGTCGTTTGGTCCACGTTGGTCTCCCTCCGTCTCTCCTGCGGCCCATCTTAAAGCCCTCATCCAACTCCCTCGCCCTGGAGGCGAGGAAGTCGGAGTAGGCGACAAGAGAAGCCGCGCGTACCGTTTCCCCCGAGCCGGGTTGCTGGTAGCGTTCCGGAGCGTATTGCTTCCGGAACCTCCAGTACACCGCTGGCTTGGGATCGACGGGACAAAGAAGACGGGGGAAGAGGCCCGCCTCTCGGAACTGTCCCTTGCTGCAGACACTCTTCGCCCCCTCCCAGGTGGGCCCTCGCGAGACGAGGGCTCCCAGACGGGAGCGAAAGTGTTTGGAAACAGCAAGGCCTCGACCCGTGTACCCGAGCCCGCCCACTTGTACCGGAAGGTGCAGGCGGGCGTCTCGCGTGAGCCACGGGAAGAGCGTCTTCATCACTCTCTCCTGTCGCTTGAGGTACCGGTTGCTACACCGGGACTCAGCCGCCACCGGGGCCCGAAGGCCCGGAGCGGGACAGGGAGGAGGAATGAAGACGTCAGTCCTCGTTCTTCGTGCTCTCGGCAGACCAAGGGCCTCGCACATCGTCCATCGAATGGACGACTGGAAGGTCTTGAGTCTGTTGACCGCGCCGCCGACGGAGGTGATGGCAGTCTCGTAATCGTCAAGTTCCTCGTCCGGAGTTCCTTGAAGGATCCGGTGCGAGTCACAAGGCGACCAACCGACAGCATCATCTCCGTGGCTACGCGATCTTGTAAACGCCTGGAGAGCCCAAGCGTTTATCCAAGAGAGCACGGGGAACGAGAGAGGCGTGCCCATCGGACTTCCCCGCCGCGACACCCACTCAAGCACGGAGCCTCCCTTTCCAGGGTAGCTCCAGAGGGTGTGCGGCGCCACTCCGAGGCCTCGCTTCGCGAGGACCACATCCGCAGGACGGATGCAGCCCGCGTGAGCGAGACCGTCAACAACTGCCTCCACCGCGTCGAGCGACAGGCCGTCCGTCGCCTTGGACAAGTCCAAGGAACGGTAAAGTCCGTCGCCGCGGTGGCAGCGGAGCCCCGCAGGGCACGCGTCGGAGTCGCCGCTCGGTACGACCCAATGGCCAGGAGCCAAAAGGTACGTCGAGCGACGAATCCAGTCTCCCTCGACGAAGGTGAGTGCGTCTGGTACGCCCACAACCCTCGTCTTCACACCGGGAGACCTCAGGACCGTCATCCTGGACCGTGGCCCGCAGCCGACTGGGTCGGCCGCGCGCTTACGGCGAAGGATAAGGATCCCGAGGGCGCGAACGCCCAACGAGAAGCTCCGCTCCTTAGCCGGCAACCCAGAGCCCTCGGTGCGACCAGGCGGAACCCCGTCCAGGAAGCCGACCGCACGTGCGAGACACGCGCGGCCGAGACTGTCCTGGCATTGGGGTGCCACTTGATCGTATCGAGTCCCTTCACAAAGGGCCTGGATGCCGGCATCATGGAGGTAGCCGTTGACCCCGCCGCGAGCGCCGGAACGCTCGTAGCAGGCCGAAGTGGAACCGGGAAGGGTCGGAACGCGCATCCGGCGAGCACGTGCTGTGACCTGCACGAACTCCCGGATATCGCGAACCGACCAGTCCGATGCGGGAAACGCTGTGCGACTCGTTCGGATGGCCTCGCGTGCCGCCGCCTCACACTGTGTGTTAGGGGCGAGTGGCAACGCGCGAGCCATCCGGGAGAACGAGAAGCCGTCCGCGGGCCTGAGACTCGAAAGACGAACCAGTTCCACCTGCAGCCGTTTCTCAACGGCTGCGGTGTACACTGGGGTGTCTCCGAGCGAGGCCTGGCGGACGGTGTGAGCCAGTTTCTTCAACTCACCGGCACAATACAGCCAGCCCCTCGAGGGGGCGGCCTTCTTGTACCAGCGATGAAGGAACCAACTCACACGCAGCGAATCCCATCCAGCGTGGACCAAACCACTCCAGCAGGCTGTCCAAACCTGTTGGAGTTCTGGGGTATCGCCCCCGCGGTGTCGTTTCGCGCGTGCGTTGGACTTATGTCCAACGGGCGCGCGAGAAGGCTCCGTCGGGAGGCTCTTTACAAGCGATGGTAATCGCTTGTAGGTGTTCCTTCCGAG